CGTTGCCGGTGTAGCCCCAACAAATGGTAACTCTAGATACTTCGTACAAGATGTTGAAGCATTCGGAGAAGATGAACAATATTTAGCAGGCAACCAAACATCATATGGATATGTTACTAATTCAACAACAAATTCACTAACTGACACTACTAAAAATTGGCCTAATAGAGGTTGGAATAATAATAAAATACATTTTAGATCAGCATCGGGTCAATATTTTGAAAATATTGTTACAAATAATAGTACGAGTTCACTTAACTTTGGACGTGTTGTAGCAGTTGGATCTGGAACAAATACTTTGGGATATTGGGATACGAATGGGTCAGGATCAATGACTGCTAACGGCGCCGCGATATTTTCAACGTCAGGAAATGCAGTAGTTTGGAATGGTACTAGATTTTTAGCATTAGGTGCGGGAACAAACACAATTGCATGGTCTAATGATGGAATTACATGGGCTGGGCTTGGTGCTACAGTATACACAACTGCAGGGAATGGAGTAGCTTGGAACGGCATTCGTTTCTTAACAGTTGGATCAGGAACAAACACAATTGCATGGTCCCATGACGGAAATGCTGCAGCAACATTTACTGGCTTAGGAACAAGTATTTTTAGCACACAAGGAAATGCAGTAGCATGGAATGGCACACGATTTGTTGCAGTAGGTCAAGGTACTAATACAATTGCGCATGCTATTGACACCGGATCAGCTGTAACATTTATTGGGCTAGGTACATCGATATTCTCTACCGCAGGTCGAGGTGTATGTTGGGCTGGTAATCAATTTGTTGCTGTAGGTAATGGTACAAATACATTTGCTACATCATCTAATGGGGTTTCATGGTCAGGCGGAGGCACTTCGATATTTTCGACACAAGGAAATGCAGTAGCATGGAATGGTACTATTACGGTAGCAGTAGGTCAAGGTACTAACACAATTGCATATTCAACAGATAGCGGATCAACATGGACTGGTATTGGGACATCTATATTTTCTACCGCGGGTACGTCAATTGCGTGGAATGGAACTCATTGGATTGCCGGCGGATCGGGTACTAATACATCAGCATATTCAACAGATGGAATTAACTGGACAGGTAATGGA